GACAAAGACAATAACAATTTTATTTGTATATATCACACGGTAGATAACACGATACCAATCTACACACCAATACAGTTATTAAACGTTTTAACGGACTTAAAACAAGATAAGATAACAACACCCACAAACTAACATAAAGACGTTATAACACGTTTATCAACAATTAGTTGTTGAAATAAATTTAGGAAACCATCAGCGTTTCCTTTTTTTTTATATCTTTGAAAACTGTAATGAGTGAACAAAACTTACAGACGGCAGTGGTTAAATACTTACAATTGAAATATCCAAGAGTAAGATACTGTGCTAGTTTAGGTGGAATAAGAACCAGTTTCAAACAAGCAGTGAAAGCAAAAGCAACGGGTTACGTTAAGGGATTTCCAGACTTACAAATTACAGAAGCTCGTGGTGGTTATTACGGGTTGTTCATTGAAATAAAACAATTAAAACGGTACGCAACCAAAGAACAAAAGCAGTGGATATTAGATCTAAATGATAGGGGTTACAAAGCGTTGGTTACTAAAGGTTTAGAACAAACAATAGAGGAAATAGATAAATACTTAAAACTAAAGCAAACAAATAATTGTAGATGTTAAACCGTGTAAGTAAGAAACAAAGTAAGGTAAACAAAGAATTAAAAAAAGTTTATACCGAATTAGCAAACGAAAGACCACATTATTGTACTGGGTGTGGAAGAAGTGATGTACCGTTATCACATTCACACTTAATACCAAGAAGTTACAATAAAAGTTTAGAAACAAATAAAGAAAATATAACATACCATTGTTTAAGTTTAGGAGAAAGAAAAGGGTGTCACGAAATATGGGAGGGAAAGGATAGAAGTAATTTATTAGATTATATGAAAAATATGGAAACAATTTTACAACTAGATGAGAGTTACTATTTTTTAATAAACGAATTTTAAAATGGGTTTATACATAGAAAAAAAATACCATTTCTACGCTGGACACAGAAATAAATCAGCGGGAGAAAAGTGTGGTAGATTACACGGACACACGTACGACGTTGTGTGTACCTTTGCTTTTGATAACATAAACGAAAATGGTGTAACAATGTTATTCAGTGACATTGATAAGGTTGTAGAACCAGTAATAAAACAATACGACCATTACTTTTTGCTGTGGGAAAAAGATGAGTTATGTAGTTTATTAAAATTAGACAACGAACCGTTTATAGAATTGCCCTTTCAAACCAGTGCAGAGAATATGGCAATATGGATATTCCAACAAATTAAAAGAGAACTACCAATAATAGAAATTAGTTTAGCAGAAACCAAAACATCAAAAGTAATATACAATGAAAAAGAAAGAGGAAATTAGAGTAAGCGAAATGTTTTATTCTATACAAGGCGAGGGAATAACAATGGGTGTTCCAAGTGTCTTTATAAGATTACAAGCGTGTAACTTATTATGTAAAAGCAAAGACTGGGTGTGTGATACAATACCAGTTTGGACAAAGGGTGAAAAAATGTTGGTTAGAGATTTAGTCAAAGATGTGTTTCAACGGTTTCATAAGTACCTAACAAAAGGGGCACACCTAGTTTTTACGGGTGGAGAACCAATGTTACAACAAGCGGCAATACAAGAATTTGTAGATGTGTATTATAGGAAATATGAATACGTACCATTTTTAGAAATAGAAACCAACGGAACAATAGAATTTACAAATGAATTACTAAAGGAGTTTGACTTAATTAACTGTTCGCCAAAGTTGTGTAATAGTGGTATGAAAGAAGAAAGAAGAATTAAAGCAGATGTGTTAAGACAGATAAATAACTACCGTTCATCTATTTTTAAATTTGTGGTGTGTGAAGAAGAAGACCTAGCAGAGATACAAGACTTAATAGATTTGTTAGATTTAAAAGAAGAAAAGGTGGTGTTAATGCCGGCGGGAGATTGTAGAGAACAGTTAAACGATTTAGCACCAATGGTTGCAGAAATGTGTAAGGAAAATAATTATTACTTTGGAAGTAGATTACAAGTAGATATTTGGAACAAAGTAACTGGAGTTTAAAAAAACATTATGAGTGAAACAAGAACAGAAGTAAAAGTACACCAATTAAGTTGGCAAGAAATTTACAAAGCAATGTACGAGAAAACTAAAAAGTTTAACAAACCAGATGATAGATTTTATGGTATTCCAAGAGGTGGACAAGTTGTAGCGGGTATGACGGGCAGAGCAGTAGACCATCCCGACTTAGCAAATGTTATTATTGATGACCTTTACGACAGTGGAACAACATACAAGAAATGGAAAAAGAAGTACCCAAAAAAAGAGTTCGTATTTCTATTTGACAAACGAAAAGAATTTAAGAATACGTGGATACAATTTCCGTGGGAAGAAACTGGTGAAAAAGAAGTAGAGGAAAACGTGGTAAGGTTGTTAGAATACTTTGGACAAGATGTAAACCGTGAGGGGTTACAAGAAACACCAAAACGTTATGTTAAGTTTCTTAAAGAATTTTTAACCCCTCCACATTTTAACTTTACAACATTTAAAAGCGAGGGCTATGATGAAATGATTATTCAACAAGATATACCGTTTCACTCACTTTGTGAACACCACATAGCACCATTTTTTGGAAAGGGACATATTGCTTACATACCAAATAAGAAAATTGTGGGGTTAAGTAAGTTAGCAAGAACACTAGAAACATTTAGTAGAAAATTTCAAAACCAAGAAAGAATAACACAGCAAGTAGCAGAATACTTAGAAAAGGAATTAAAACCGTTGGGGGTTGCTGTTGTATTAAAGGCACAGCACTTATGTATGGAAATGAGGGGTGTAAAGAAACACGACACGTTTACAACAACCAGTAAAATGACTGGTGTATTTAAAACAGATTTAAACGCACGACAAGAATTTTTAAACTTAATAAAATGAAAAAGGTAAAAGTTAAAGAAAGAAAAGTAACAGATTTAATAACTGCTGAATACAACCCAAGAGTTATAACAGAGGAGGAGTTGGTACAACTACAAGATAGCATAAAGCGTTTCGGACTGGTAGAGCCAATTTTAGTTAACGTAAACAAACAACGAAAAGATATTATCATAAGTGGACACCAACGTTTAAAAGCGTGTACAACGTTAGATATGAGTGTTGTTCCGTGTATAGAATTAGACTTAACATTAGACAAAGAAAAAGAGTTAAACGTTAGAATGAATAAGTCGGGTGGAAGATTTGATGTAGATATGTTAACCGAACACTTTGATAAAGAAGTATTATTAGAAATTGGTTTTAAAGAGTTCGAGTTTACAAACACAGACGTTAGCATAGATAATTTATTTGAAGACGTAGACGACTACAAACCAAAAGAAGAAACAAACAAAATTGTTTTAGAATACACAGACGAAGAACACCAGTTAGTGTTAGACAAGTTAGCAGAGCTTGACGGTACTAAAGAAGAAATTGTGTTTAAACTTTTGGGACTGTGAAAATATATTTAGCGGGAAGTGGTTGGGATAAGTTATGGATTGAAAAATTAGGTGGTGATAACTTTTACGACTTTAATAGATTGGAAACCTTTTGGGCAATAAGTAAACACGAGGCAGAAGTTATACATAAGTACAACAACTTTATGTTAGACAGTGGGGCATTTAGTTTTTTCGGTGGTGCTAAAACAGACCTTAATGAATATGTTTCTAAGTATATTAAATTCATAAACGACTGGGACGTTAAATTGTTTTTTGAATTAGACATCTACCAATTAATTGGAAAGGTAGACACAGACATAATAAACCAAAGAATAGAAAAAGAAACTGGTAAACAAACAATGCCGGTGTTCCATTATTTCTTAGGAACAGATTATTACAAACAGATATGTGAGGAGTACAATTACATAGCAATTTCTGCTAGTGGTATGTACGCAAGTAAATGGACAAGACAAAACCCAGAGAAGTTAAGAAAACTAATTGATTACGCACACAGCAAAGGGGTTAAGGTTCACGGGTTGGGATATACTAAAATGACAATGTTAGATAAAATGCCTTTCGACAGTGTGGACAGCACGAGTTGGATTGGTGGTAACCGTTTTGGAATGGTTTATGAATGGAACGGAAAACGTTTTAACAAACACCAACGAGACGGGAAGAATGTAAAAACAAACCAAGTAGCAAAACATAATTTTTATGAGTGGGTTAAATTTAGCAAGTATGCAGAAAAAAACTATTAACGTAGACAACGGGGTTAACTTTGGAATGTGGGAAGATGAAACAAGTGATTATCTTTACAGACGCAGTATTAGACAAATACTCGACCAAATACACGTTCCAAGTTCGGTTGGAGATTATGGTGGTGGAAACGGGTTAATTAAACAATACATACCACACGCAGTAACAATAGACAAGGATAAAGAAAAACAACCAGACGTATTACAAAACATATTAGAACACGAGGGGTTTTATGACTTAGGCATTTTAAGGTATGTATTACACTATCTAAACGATTATGAAGTTATGGAACTGTTTAGCAAAATGAATTGTTTAAAGGTGTTAGTAATACAGTTTACGAACCAAGACTTACACGTTAAATATCACAACAGTAAAAATGAGTTTAAATACTTTCGTACAAAAGAACAGTTAGAGGCATTGTTACCAGTTAAAGCAAAACACATATTTTCAGGGGAATACAGATGTACAAACGAGTTCTATAAAAACAGACTACAACTAGACAATAGCATTTCACATTTAGAACAATTACAAGCATACATAATATGACAAACCCAGACAATGATTTTAGTTACGAAATAAAAGTTAAGGTAACAAAAGAAACATACAGACGTTGGAAAGATTTAAGAACAAAGGTCTATAAACTTACGGGGTTTAACAATCCAAGTAAAACAATAGAGTTTGCTATAATAGAAGCGTTAAATATACCAGACGAATGTTTAAGATAAGAATAGGAAAAGGAACGTTGGTGTTTACGTTTAAACCAAGTTGGAATTTCAAACATTTCAAAATGGGAATAACTTACAAATTTTAAAAACAAATGATAGAATTAATAATAGGTTTAGGAGTGGGAATAGTAATTGGAATGTATGTAGTTGGACAGATACAAAACCACATAGAGAATAGAACACAGAATAAAGATTTATTAGACAATATGAAAAAGTATGATACCAGTTATAATGACGGGAATTTTACATATTATTATACGCATAAAAAAAGGGAGAAGAAATGATTACAAACTTTTTACTTTTCTTATTGTGTTATTTGTTTTACATAACAATGATTAATCATAACAAAAAACAAGATGGCGAATAAAGATAAATACACGGTGGAACAAGTTAAACAAGCGTTAGAAAAAGCGGGTGGTTTCTTGTCAATAGCCAGTGAGAGTTTAGGTTGTACACGTAAGACCATTTACAATTACTTAGACCGTTATAGCGAGTTAAAAGAAGTGTGTGAAGACATACGGGAACGTTACTTAGACATAGGAGAAAACGAACTGTTAAAAAAAATAAAAAAGGGTAGCACACCAGAACTTATCTTCTTCTTAAAAACACGTGGCAAGAGTAGGGGTTACGTAGAGAAACAAGAATTAGATATTAGTAGTGGTAACGAACCAATTAAAATTAACATAAACTTAGATGGAGATAACTCCTAGTTTCACCAACACACAGAAGAAAGCGTTAACGTATTTGACAGACAATACGACTAACGAATTATTGTTTGGAGGTGGTGCTGGTGGTGGTAAGAGTTACACTGGGTGTTCGTGGTTAATCATTAATTGCTTACAGTATCCAAAGACACGTTATCTTATGGGACGGTCTAAGTTAGACGCATTAAAGAAAACAACGTTAAATACATTCTTTGAAGTTTGTGAAAACTGGGAAATTAAATCACAAATACATTACACGTTTAACGCACAAAGTAATATCATTAAATTCTATAACGGAAGTGAAATAATACTTAAAGATTTGTTTACTTATCCAAGTGACCCCAACTTTGACAGTTTAGGTTCTTTGGAATTGACTGGTGCTTTTATAGACGAGGCAAACCAAATATCACAGAAAGCAAAAAACATTGTGTTAAGTAGAATAAGATTTAAGTTAGACCAAAACGACTTAATTCCTAAATTATTGTTAACGTGTAACCCCGCTAAGAATTGGTTGTATAGCGAATGGTATATACCACACAAACAAAACCAACTTAATATAGATAAACGTTTCTTACAATCGTTGGTTACAGACAACCCAAATATCTCTAAACACTACATTGAGACGTTAAAGAAAATGGATAACATAACACGGGAGAGATTGTTGTATGGGAACTGGGAGTACGACGACACAGAGGGCAAGTTGTTTAAATACGATAATATCATAAGTTGTTTTACTAATAACTACATTACAGAAACGGGTGAAATGTATATGAGTGTAGATGTAGCACGTTATGGAAGTGACAGTTCGGTAATATGTGTGTGGTGTGGTTGGGTAGTTATTAAAATTATTAAGTACAATAAAACTGGAATACACGAATTACAACAGCACGTATTAGAAACAGCACAACAATACAAAATACAAAGAAGTAATATCATAATAGATGAGGACGGTGTTGGTGGTGGTTTAAAGGACGTTTTAAGAGGTTCTAAGGGATTTATTAATAATTCTAAGGCATTGGGCAAAGAGAACTATCAAAACTTAAAATCACAGTGTTATTACAAATTAGCAGATTTAGTAAACAACGGTGGATTGTATATTAAGGACAACCAGTTTAAACAAGAAATAATACAAGAGTTAGAAGTGGTACAAATGAAAGACGTAGACAAAGACAATAAATTAAGAATAATTGGTAAGGATAAAATTAAAGAAAACATTGGACGTTCACCAGACATAAGTGATGCGTTAATGATGCGTATGTATTTTGAATTAAACAAAACCAAAATTACTTATTTCGGTTAAGTAAAAAGTTCGTGAGTAAAATAATAATATAAATTAAATTTGCAGAATATGTTAGTACTAAGTTTAAACAATAAGGAAGTAAAAATACCACAGAGTTATAACGAATTAACGTTAGAGAACTTTCAACAGTTGTGGAAGATTTTATGTAAGTACAATTTAACTAACCCAGACACAGACGACGAGTTAGATAATAGGGTACTAGACGAAATAAACTTAACCAAAGAATTATGTGCTAAGTTAATAGGGTTAAGTCCCAAAGATGTAGACAAGTTAGATTACACACAATGTCAACAAGTGGTGGACGTGTTTAACAATATGTTAGACGGCGATAAGTTTGAAAGTGAATGGGGCAGTCACGAGTTTACACACAATGGGGAAACGTACTACTTTCCACAACCAGATTTTAAGACAATGACGTTTGGAGAATACGCTACATTAAAACAGTATGAACAAGTGTTAAGCAAAGACAATGATAAACGTTTTGATTTTATACCAGAACAAATAGCATTGTGTTGTAGAAAGAAAGATGAAGAAAAAGAAAGTTATGATTTAGGAGAACGGGCTAAATTGTTTAAAGATATTACAATGGACGTTGTTATGCGACTAACTTTTTTTTTGCACAAACGGATAGAAACATTGCAACATCTTACCCAAATATATTCAAAGGAGACAAAGACAGTACAGCAAGAAAATTAGCGTATATGGTAGAGGGTTACGGGTGGTTGAATACAATTTATAGATTAGCAAAAGTAGGGGTGTTTAATAAAGGAACAGTACACAACGCAATAGAGAGTGTAGAGGAAACAGATTTAAGAGAAGTGTTAACATATTTAAGTTGGGAAAGTGCTGATGCCGAATACACAATGGAGTATCAAAAGGAATACCAACGTAAGATGAAAAACAAAGGAAATTAATATGAAAAAGAAAGGTACTAAAACAAAGGCAAAAACCAAGACAAAAGGTAGTTGGCACAAGAAGAAAAAAAAGAAATAAATTATGGCTATAATAACAAACTTAACTAATTTATCATTAGACATAGAAGTTGCTAAGACTGGTTACTTTAATCAATTTGAATATGGTAACTTAGGAATGATAAATGCTAACCACAATAATCTTTATCCAATCTTACATTTATTGCCACCAACAAGTGTGATAATAGACCCGTACAAAAACGCAGAACAACTAACGTGTATCTTTCATTGTTACAGACCAATCTTAAAAGACACGGGTGATACTACAAAAGGTGTTAATGCACAAGAGTACCAGTTAGAAAAAACACACGACGATTTATTTCAACGTTTTATTGGTACAATGCAAAATGTTTTTTTAGGAAACGAACCGAAATACACAATGGTTCAACAATGGACAATGGAACGTGTTAACGAGGAGTTTAATGACGGGTTAGTTGGTATAATTATAACAGTTACAATAGAACGTTACGCAATGTGTTTACAGTATGATGAAGACAACGTTGTAGCAGCGGGTAGCCCAACACCGTAAATTATGGGAGTAAGTATACAAGGACTAGAGGCAATTGGTTTACAGTACAGAATAGCACTGGGACACGAACTGTTAAGACAAGGACAACAGAAACGAAGTGGGAGTTTGTTAACCAGTTTAAGACAAAGAAATATGTTAGGGTTTTCACCAACAATAAGAATAGAGGGAAACCATTATTGGAGGTTTATTAATTACGGTGTAAGTGCTGGGCATATTAAGAAACCGTACGCAAGACCAAGAATAGAGGGTTTAATAGACTGGTTAAAAAGAAAAGGAATAGGAAGTGGTGACGCACAAATAAGGGGAATAGCATTTGCAATAGCAACAGTTCACGCAAGAGTTGGTATGCCACAAAGACGTGGAAGACGTGATTTTAGTAGAATGAATTTCGTTGATAAAGCAATACATAAAAACCACAACAGAATACAAAAAGTGGTTGACACTACTTTTGGAAAAGAATTTAGTTTAATGTTACAAAAATTACATAGATAAAATGGCAGTAATAGGACAGAACAATCCAAACAGTTGGTATGATAGTAGCAGACCGTTTACGTTTAAATTTAAGTCAACAACAGCGAACGCAATTGGTATTGTGTACAAACTACAAAGACGTAACGAATACACAAATGCGTGGGACGACGTTACGGAACATTTAAAACAACCTTTGGAATGGGGGTACGCAGATTTATACTTAGTTGACCCATC